ATTGCATTCGCAGCGGTGGAGGGTATATTCTTTTCAGGATCATTTTGTTCTATCTTTTGGTTAAAGAAACGTGGTTTAATGCCGGGTCTAACATTTTCTAACGAATTAATTTCGAGAGATGAGGGATTACACTGTGATTTTGCATGTCACTTATATAACAATCATATTGAAAATAAATTACCTAAAGGAAGAATCGAGGAAATTATTCTTTCCGCATTGGAAATAGAGAAAGAATTTATCCTTGAGGCACTACCTGTTAGGTTAATCGGTATGAATGCGGATTTAATGGAAAAATACTTGGAATTTGTTACTGATAGATTGTTAGATTCTTTAAATATTAAAAAGAAATTTAATACTGAGAATCCATTTGACTTTATGCAAAACATAGCATTACAAGGAAAAACTAACTTTTTCGAGAAAAGAGTGGCGGAATACCAAAAAGCGGGTGTTAATAACGAAACCGAAGAGGATATAGATTCTGCGTTCGGAGATATGGATTTTTAACAACTAAAAAAGATGAAAGTAAAAAAGAGAAATGGTTCCTTAGAACAAATGAAATATGACAAGATCACAAGGAGAATATCCGCACTGTGTTCTGATCTAAACTTAGATTACGTAGACCCCACATATATTACTTTAAAGGTTACACAAGGAATATATGATGAGATAACCACAACAGAGTTAGATACTTTGGCTGCGGAGACTGCGGCGTCTATGACAACCACTCATCCCGATTATGCAAAACTTGCGGGTAGACTAGCGGTTACTAACTTACATAAAACAACACCTAAAAAGTTTTCACAAGCAATAAAAGAATTATATTCTTTTATCGAACCAAGGACAGGTAAAGAATCCTCATTAATATCTGACGATTTATATGAATTCGTTATGAAAAACAAAAGTGTCATTGATGGTGCGGTTGTACAGGAAAGGGATTTTGATTTTGATTATTTTGGGTTTAAGACTTTAGAGAGATCATATCTATTAAAAATTAGTGGTAAGATAGTTGAGAGACCTCAATACATGTATATGAGGGTTGCAATGGGAATATGTGATGGAGATATAAATGAAGGAATAAGGATTTATAATGACTTGTCTCAACACTTCTATACTCACGCAACACCAACCCTATTCAATGCAGGTACAAGACGACCACAAATGTCATCTTGTTTCCTTATTGGTAATAAAGGTGATGATATTAATTCGTTATTTGATACCGTAAAGGATGTTGCTAATATATCCAAATGGGCTGGTGGTATTGGGTTACACGTACACGATGTGAGAGCGAAAGGTTCGTACATAAAAGGTACAGGTGGTGAGTCCGACGGGTTACTACCAATGATGAAAACCTACAACGAAGTTGCGAGATGGATAAATCAAGGGGGTAAAAGAAAAGGGTCATTTGCAATATACCTTGAACCATGGCATGCAGATGTCTTCGAATTTATTGACTTAAGAAAAAATCATGGTAAAGAAGAGATGAGGGCGAGAGATTTATTTCTCGCAATGTGGACTCCTGATTTATTCATGGAAAGGGTTAAACAAGATGGGGATTGGACTTTATTCTCACCTGATGAAGCACCTGGTTTGTCAGATGTATATGATTCATCAGAATCTAAAAACTTTACTAAGTTGTATGAAAAATATGAACAAGAGGGTAAAGGTAGAAGAGTGGTGAAGGCGAGAAAACTTATGGACGCGATATTGACAGCACAGATTGAAACAGGTACACCATACATGTTATATAAAGATGCCGCTAACTCTAAATCAAATCAAAAGAATTTAGGAACCATTAAGTCATCTAACCTATGTACTGAAATTATTGAATATAGTTCACCTACAGAACAGGCGGTTTGTAACTTAGCGTCTATAGCATTACCAAAATATATTATAGATGGTGAGTTCAGTCACAGTTTACTATATGACTATGTCTATCAGGTAGTAAGGAATTTAAATAATGTAATTAACTTAAATTTCTACCCTACAGAAGAAACTAAAAGATCTAATTTTAGACACAGACCAATTGGGTTGGGTATACAAGGTTTGGCGGATGTATTCTGTAAACTTAAAATACCTTTTGAATCAGAAATTGCGGATACACTTCAAACAGACATATTTGAAACCATCTATTTTGCGGCAATGACTTCATCTAAAGACATTTCTTCTGATGTTGGACCATATGAATCCATATCAGGGTCACCTATAGAAAAAGGTATTTTCCAATACCAAATGTGGGGATTAAAAGATAAAGATTTATCAGGTAGATGGGATTGGAAATCACTCAGAAAAGAGGTGGTTAAGTACGGTGTAAGAAATTCACTTCTATTAGCACCTATGCCGACAGCATCTACAGCACAAATATTAGGTAATAATGAGGCGTTCGAACCATTTACTTCTAACCTTTATTCAAGAAGAACATTAGGTGGTGAATTTATTGTAATCAACAAACATCTTGTGCAGAGTTTAATGGAAAATGATTTATGGAATGATGAAATCAAGAATAAACTTATAATGGAGAATGGTTCTGTACAGAATATTCCTGAAATCCCTGTTGATGTTAAGGAAGTTTACAAGACTGTTTGGGAAATGTCTCAAAAAACATTACTGAATATGGCGGCGAAAAGATCTGTTTTTATTGATCAATCACAGTCACTTAATCTTTTTATAAGTAATGCTACGAAGGCGAAGTTGTTGGCAGCACACTTACATGGATGGAATTTAGGTTTAAAAACAGGAATGTATTATTTAAGAACAAAATCTGCGGTCGATCCACTTAAAGGTTTGGGTGTAAGTACAACTAAAAATAAAACACCTGAGGTAGAGTCGGAACCACAAAAAGAAGTGGTTGAAAACAATACCATGCCAACCTCTAATTCCTTAATAAGTGACAATAAAGAATTACAAATGGTTTCACAACCTACAATACGTCCTGATGACTCACCGTTCGAGTGTGAAGGTTGCGGATCGTAAGTTTAACCACATTTTGTCAGTTTTTTTTAAACCCACCACCAAGGTGGGTTTTTTATTTACAATCATTTTAGTATTGAATATATTTATTAGTATGGCAGTAACATATGGAATTGACTTTCCTTTTAGAGAAAGTCTGACAGGAGATTATTTAAAAATGAGTACAAGCCCCGAAAAAGAGGTCAGGGCAAACCTTATTCACCTTATTCTTACAAAGAAAGGTAGTAGATATTACTTACCTGATTTTGGGACGAGGATATATGAATACATCTTTGATCAAAACGATATGGTTACATTTAATTTAATTGAGGAAGAAATTAGAGAGGGTTGTAAGAAATACTTACCGAATCTTGATATTAATTCAATTAAAGTGATTTCTTCAGAAGATGATTCCGATCCCGTAACAACGGTGGATGAAGAAGATGATGAAAGATTATTTAGACTTGCGGACGAATCAACTAAACCATACACCGCAAAAGTTAAAATTGATTACACGGTTAATAATGGTGCGTTTTCGTCATCAGATTTTATAATAATTAATATATAAGATGGCAAAAAAAATATCATACGCTAAAAGAGACTTTGCAGGATTAAGAGAGGAGTTGGTTAATTTAACTAACGATTTTTATCCTGACTTAATAAAGAACACTAACGATGCATCGATTTATTCGGTGATGTTAGATCTTAACGCCGCAATAGGTGATAACCTACACTACCATATTGATAGGGTTTGGCAAGAAACGATGTTAGATTTCGCACAACAAAGGAGATCACTTTTTCACATTGCAAAAACATATGGTATTAATGTACCGGGTAATCGTCCATCAGTTGCATTATCTGATTTCTCAGTAAATGTACCTGTAAGAGGTGATAAAGAAGATGAGAGATATTTGGGTGTACTCAAGGCAGGGGCACAAGTATCGGGTGGAGGACAAACATTTGAAACTATAGAGGATATAGATTTCTCAAGTCCATTTAATAGTAAGGGAGAGCCGAATAGACTTAAGATACCAAACTTTGACAGTAATAATAAGTTGGTATCATACACAATTACCAAAAGAGATGCAATAGTTAATGGTGTGTCAAGAGTTTTTAGGAGAGTAATTGGGGCACAAGATCAAAAACCATTTTTAAAACTGTTTTTACCTGAACAAAATGTGTTAGGTGTAACGTCAATAATACATAAGGAAGGAACTAACTTCACATCTAACCCGTCAACCTCCGAATTTCAAGATGAGAAAAACAGGTGGTATGAAGTTAAGAGTTTAATGGAGGATAAGGTATTCCTCCCAAATAAAACCAAAACATCAGACACAGATAATTTTACTGCGGGCGAATACAAAAGAGTAACAAACAAATTTATTTCAGAATATACACCTGAAGGATATATGTCAGTGACTTTTGGATCTGGTAATATTGATCCACTTGATAACTTAGACAAGTTTAACGAAGGTAAGTTGAAGGTTAACTTGGCATCATATTTAAATAATTTATCATTAGGGTCAACACCTAAGAAAAACTCAACTGTGTTTATCAAATATAGAATAGGTGGAGGTAAAAATAGTAATCTTGGTGTTAATGTAATAACAAGTGTAGAAAATATAGAGTTTAATGTGACAGGACCATTAGGAAATGTCAATAGTCAAGTTATACGTTCTTTAAATGCGACCAATGTAACCCCTGCGGTAGGTGGTTCAGATCAACCCACAATTGAGGAAATAAGAAATATGGTGGGATATAACTTTGCAGCACAGGATAGAGCGGTAACACTTAATGATTATAAAGTTTTGATAGAGACGATGCCTTCCACATACGGTGCACCTGCAAAAGTAAATGTCATGGAAGAAGACAATAAAGTTAAAATAAAACTTCTTTCCTACGATGATGAGGGTAACTTAAATGATACTGTTTCAACAACACTTAAAAACAACATATTAAGGTATCTAACGAACTATAGAATGATTAATGACTATATTGATATACAAAGTGGAGAAGTCCTTGATTTAGGGTTAGAAATCGATTTATTAATTGATAAGAATATTAATCAGACAGACGTACTCAAAGAAGTGGTTAGTCAATCAACATCATTCTTCAACATCGAGAAAAGAAAAATGGGTGACCCACTGTTTGTAGGTGAGTTACAGAAAGAAATATCAAATATATCTGGAATTGTTAATGTTGTTGACTTAAGAGTTTTTGGAAAAACAGGTGGAGAATATTCACCGGCGGAAGTAAGTCAAGGATATAGTGACGAGGAAACAAAACAAGTTGCTCAGTCAGATTCAACAATTTTTATGAAGAGTAACCAAATCTTCCAAATTAGATTCCCTAATAAAGATATAAAAATTAGGGTTAAATCTTTAGGTTCCACTACATTTTAAAATTCTTTTTCTGTATTATTATTAATTAAGGGAAACTATGTTCCAATCTATTTATATGATATGATGCAGAAACACAGAATACGTACTGAAATAGGAAATAATCAAAAATTGACTGTAGAGTTAAAACAAGATTATGACCTATTAGAAATACTTTCACTCAAATTTAGTCAAAAAGATGCATATACATCTCTTTGTGCTGATTATGGGGTGGTCTGTGGTAGAATCAGTGCAAACAATGGATTTGGTGTTGCAAATGCAAGGGTATCTATTTTTATACCGTTGGATGATGTTGATGAACAAGATCCTGTAGTATCAGCACTTTACCCATATAAATTAACACAGGACACAAATACGGACGGATACAAGTACAATCTATTCCCAAAAAGGAAACAACACACAGGACATACTCCTACAGGTACATTTCCTGATCAAGAAGACATTCTAACAAGAGAGGAAGTACTATATGTGTATGAAAAATATTATAAGTACACTGTAAAGACTAACGACGCTGGTGATTTCATGATATGGGGGGTTCCTGTTGGTAAACAAACAATACATGTAGATGTAGATTTGTCCGACATGGGGTGTCAGTCATTAGTACCTTATGATTTTATCTATGAAGGGGTTTCTGAAGAAAAGTTTGAAAACAATTACTCATTTAGAAGTAGTTCTGATATTGGGAGTTTACCACAGACATTAACTTTTGAGGAGAGTTTAGAAGTTTATCCTTTTTGGGGTAACGAGGATTTATGTGAAATAGGAATTACAAGAACAGATTATGATTTATCTGAACAAGGTATTAGGATAGAACCATATTCAATCATGATGGGCGGAACCTTTACTGATTCAGGAAAGGAATCGGTAAGAGTTAGGTGTAATGTTGATAACCAAATGGGGGAAAAATGTTCACTCATAACTGGCGAAGGAGACGTTGAGGCAATCAGGTTTTCTGGTTATTATGAAGATAATGATGATGGGACTCCAAATTATGAAAGACCAATATTAGAAGCAATACAGTTAGATTCACAGATAGATAAAGAAGGTAATTTCTTTTTCAGGGTTCCTATGAATATGGGATACAGAATCACAAATGAATTCGGTGAATTGGTAGAGACTAAAGACACCCAAAGAGGTATACCAACAAGAGGAACATATAG